AGCCAGGCTGTTTGCTGTAAGAATGTCTGTAATAAAGAAACAGGAGAAATAAATGAATCAGATAGAAAGAAATAGAGTTAATAGAAAGCTTGATACTGATGAAAAGATAGTAATAAAAGCTTTAACTGAAAAGATTTCATCTTTAAAATTTGAGATAAAAAGATTAAGGAGTCTTAATGACTAAAGAAGAAATGATAGATAATATGCAGTATCTTGGAGACAGGGTACTGCATGGAGAGATACTTCTAATGAAATGGATGTCATTAATAGATGGACCAATGGAAGGTATGCCTATAGATAAATTAAAACTAATGGAAGAAACACATCTTTTTATAACAAGAGAGAGAGGTAATGATGATTAAAGTAAATAAGAAAACTAAAGTAACTAAGAAAGCTAAGCCTAAAGTTAAAAAGAAACCACCTTTAATTAAATCAATAAAAGAAAGTCCAGAGATAAAGCCTGCTACTGCTGTAGATATAATGCTAGCTAGCTTTGCTACTATACTATCTACTGCTTATATAACATATGCTTATGTAAATAAAATGGTATACAAGCCTTTCTTTATAGTGCTAGCTATATCTTTCTTGCTTGTAGTCTTTAGCTGGAAGGAGTACTATGAAAACAACAACTAACTCACAACAAACTGTCCCAATTACCCTTGAACAAACAGTACTAAAAGTCAAAGAACACAACAAAGAAATAAAACAAATAAAAGAGATGCTAGGAGATATTCTTACACATATATCTCATACTTATGGAAACATAAATAGCATAGCTAATGTTCTCAATGCTGCAGAAAAAGAATGGATACCAGAAGATAAAGAAGGACAGATTAATCATTATAAAAATAAAATCAAAGAGGTAACAGATGAAGACATACCAGCTTAAACAAACAAGCTTGAAGCCTGATAAATATGGCAACAACATTATTGTAAAAATGATAACAGAATATAAAGATGGTAAATTTGTTAAACATATAAAGCTAGATGATAGAGCTTTAGCCATACTAGAAAGTGGTCAACTCTGTCATCCTCAACAACTAGAAGATGCTGAAGCTATACTAGACAGCATAACTAAAGATAGTAACCCAGACTATATATTTAAGAAGGTAGAAGAATATAGAATCAAATACAAATAGCTTTGTGTTTTTGGGTTTAAATAAAGAAGGAGATAAGATGTCAAAAATATATGAACATCACAAAGATAAAGAAGATATATTTGATACAATGCCTACAATGAATGATGTAGAGCAAGAGTTGTATCTAATAGAAACAGTAAGAGTAATGAAAGAAGCACAAGCTTTGCTTGGTATTAAAGCTAATCCAAAAGCTATACAGCAATGCTTAACAAGACTACAAGAACAAATCAATACAGCTGAAGAAACTATATTGCAGTTTGAAATAGACATGGAAGAAATGGCTAAGCATTATGGAAAGAGGTAGCTGTGTAGATTGTGAAGAACAAGATGCAGTAATGACAGATCATTATAAAGATGAACTATGTGTAACTTGTTATTTAATAAGAGTAAAAGCAATAAAGAAAGACGAGGAAGAAGATGAGTAAAGAAAAAGAATCAATGTTTTCAAAAATAATCTGTGCATTTCTAACAAGCTGTAGTAAATTAGGCTTTATTACTAAAATAAAGACAACTAAATATCACACTACAGCATACATGCCTGGAGGTATTACTTTCAGGCAGTATCATCCTAGAGAGGTCTGATGCAACAAAAAGAAAGAGACATATTAATAGAGTTTATAAAAGCTCATCTACATCTGTTTACACAAGATGAGCTTGACTACTTTGTAGACTATATTGTAACAAAGAATATAGACTTTAGAAAAAAGACTGAAATAAATTAAATAGCTAACATATGTGTGTGGAGGCTATTAGGGACATGGGTGCCTCTCTTTCTACCTGTGTCCCTTTCATTAATTAGAGAGTCAACAACTGGTCCTGTAAGTCCAAACTGATTCGTAGATGATGCCTTGGCAAAGGAATATGTGAGGCTCTCTTATAATTGGTAACCAACAGGCTGAGTGGGAAGGAGAGGTAGCTCCTCTTACATAGCATGCATGAACATCCCAGCATGCCCAGCCTACAAAATTCCCTGTCATAGTAGATAGAATCACAATAGCTTTGGACAACAAGGATTATTGTAGCTCTAGATATTATCTTTCTGACACAAAGACTATGGCAGGGATAACTTTAAGGAGATAAATGTTTAATAACTGGGAAGAAGTACCTGATGAAGACTTGTTTCAAGATGGAGAACTAACCAATGAACAAGCAATGATAAAAGCTTGGGACAATGTCTTTCATGGAAAATATAAATTAATAAGAAGGAGAACAAATGCTAGAAGCAGATATAATAAGAAAATGGACTAAAGTAGCTTCAGATATATTAGTAGGTAGAACAATAACAGAAGTAGCGTACTTAACAAAAACAGAAGCAGAAGAAGACTTTGGTTGGGATAAAAGGCCTATAACTTTTACTCTTGATAATGGGACAATAATAATAGCACAAATGGATGATGAAGGTAATGATGGTGGTGTGCTTAAAGCAGAGTTTCCAGGACAAACAGTAGAAATACAAGGACAGAAGTATTTAAAAACAGAAATAATGCCAGTATTAAGATAAATAATAAAAGAAGGAGACAAACATGTCAAATAAAATAAGTGTTCAACAAAGAAAGTATTTTACCCAAAGAATAGAAGAAGCTATAGATGCTAAGATATCAGTTCTTAAACATAAAAATGCATCTAAAGTAACTGATCTAGGTAATAAACAATATGAAAACTATCTCAAAGAAATAGATGTATTTGATAAACTAATGAGATTCAATGTAATAAAGCATGAAGCTGATACACTTTGCAGTACTTTAAAACAAATCTATGAAAATATTAAAAAGGCTTTAGATGTAAAAGGTTACAATAGTGACTGGCCTACTATATACAATGGATCAAGCTATGAAACTATAAATTCAGCATATAGAAAAGCTTGTGAAGAAGTTGCACTGCAAAACAGTAAAGGTAATGATATAGGAAAAGAAATAGAAGAACTAGAAAGACAGAAAAGAGCAGCAACAGATCTTCTTCATGGCATTAATGAACTTGATGGACTAACAGCTGAAGTCAATAAAATATTAACTGGTGCAGGTGTACCACAACTAGGAGCTTAATATGTCTTACAATAGTGATATAGATAAATTAAACAGAATGACTGAAACACTTTCATCTGTAATAAGAAATCTTAAAACATATCAACAGCCAAGCATAAATGTTAGCTCAGAAATATCAAGATGTAGAAATGAATTAGATTCTGCTGGCTCAGCATTGCATGATCTTGAATTTGCAATAGATGAACTAGAGAACAAGTTAAAAGAAGATGAATAAATCTTTGTGTTTTTGATTGTTTTATCTTAAATTATGAGGCAGAAAAGGGCTACATATTGTAGTCCTTTCTCGTCTTATCAAAAGGAGAATAAATGAAGTTACTATACTTTGACCTAGAGCATGGGTCTAAAACACTTGGTGGCCCCAAAGATGTACAGAAATTATTTGGCTACCCTATGCTAGAATCAAGTAGTTGGAAAGAGTTTGCTACAACTATTAAGCAATTGTATAAACCATTCAAAGTAGTAGAAGAAGTAAAGATTGGCAATACAGTTGTTAAACAAGAAAAGACAGAAATTAAACCTGCTAATGAGACAGAAATATCAGGCATAGTAGTAGATACAGTTTCTGAATTATCTAAAAAGTACCAAAGGTCTCTTACTCTTGAAGATGGTACAATGAAACTAAAAGAGTGGGGCAAGCTAAAGAATAATCTAGATAAAATGCTTGACATGCTAACAAAGATACCAGGCATTGTGATTATGAATTGTCATAGCAAAACACAACATATGGATGATGGCACTACTAAACTCATACCATATATAGATGGATCAAGCAAAGAAGACATATCTAAATGGTTTGACTTTGTATTCTATACTAAATCTGTTACAGACTTAAAAGGTAACAGTACATTTATGTGGAGAACACAAAGAACAGAAAGATATGACAATGCTAAAGATAGAACTCAATTACTAGATGCAGAAATACCACAGAACTATAGATTAGTAATTGATGCAGTCAAGAAGAAAGGCTGGAATGGTGCAAAGATATTAATCATTGGTGCACCAGGTTCAGGTAAAACATATAGTCTTAAAACAATAAGGAAGGAATCTTAATGAAAACATTAACTATAAAAAAGACTACAGGAGTATCATTTGGAGAAGGTTGGCATGAAGTAACTATGTCTAAAGCTGTTCCTGGCAAGTACAATACAGGAGAAGGCACTAAATATTTAGATATATTCTTTGATGGTTATCCTGAAACTTTAAAACTTAGAATACATGAAAAGTTTAATAAAGAAACTAAAGAAGAATTTGCAGTATTAAACTTATTTAGATTCTCTAACTCTGGTATCAAAGAAGTCTTAGAAGGTAGTGATGGTAGTACTACTATAGGCATTGATGATCAACCAGAAAATCTAATTGGCAATAAGATAAATGTATTCTTCTATAAGAATGATCAAGGCTACACTAATGTATCAGAAATAATTGCTCCATCTGTATTTAAGAATGACTTAGAGGAGTTTGATCAAGCAGGTGTAGATAGAATGAAACAATCTTGTGAAGATAGAATTAAGAAATATCTTAACAATTCACCTTCCTCAAATAGCAACCCAGATCCTTGGGACTAAGATAAGATGAACGAAAAGAGAGGGGAGATTTATCTCCTCTCTCACCTACTAAGGAGACATAATGATAAAAGAAGTTGCATTTGGTATTGCAAACAGGCATCACTTTATGCCTGAAGATGAAATAGATAAATGGAAAGGTACTAAAGATACCTACACTAGTCTATACAGTTATGATGATTATGTTAAAGAATACTACAATAATAAGAAAACATTGGCAGGATTTGATGGTAAAATCTATATGCCAAAAGAGTTTTACTTTGATGTAGATGGAGATAGTTCTGAAAGAGCAAGACAACTAACAATAGGTTTATGTGAATATCTAAAAGAATTAGATGTAACATATAAACTTTACTTTTCAGGTACAGGCTTTCATGTAGGTGTATCACAAGGAATATTCAAATGGGAACCATCTAAAGATTTGCATCTTAGGGTAAAAGATTGCTTGACATCTAATGGTGTTTTTGATTTTGCTGATAGCTCAGTAGTAGATAAAACAAGAATAATAAGACTAACTAATACAAGAAACAGTAAATCAGGTTTATTTAAGGTGCCAATATCTGAATCTGAATTACATACAGATATAGAAAACATAAAGAAACTAGCAGTATATATGAGATTACCTGATTGGTATCTAGTAGAAAATGAGGAAGAGACACCAGTATTTGATGTTATGAAAAGAGTAAAAGTAGCACAAGCTACACCTATTGTAACATCAAGTAGAACAGGAGATTCATTTTATTATCCTTGTATACAAAAGATGTTAGAAGGCACATCTTATGGATCAAGACATAATGTATCATTAAGAGTTGCAGCATGGCTTAAAGATAGATATCCAGAACATGTAGTTAGAGTCATTATGGAAGACTTTAGACAAAGAGTTGACATGAAAGATAAACCATTTCCCAAAAAGGAAATGGATACAATTGTAGAAAACTGTTATACAGGACATAATGGTAAAGGCTACAGATATGGATGTAGTGATTCTGTTATGGATCATTTCTGCAATTCTAGTTGTACATTATATAGTTCAAAAAAAAGTCAAAAAGCAATAACAGCAGAAAACATGGAAGACTTATTGATTGACTTTCTTGACTCTAACATAGAACCAATTAACATTGGTGAAATATATAATCAAGACTTTCCTATATATCCAGGAGAGGTATTGGTTATACAAGCACCACCAAAGTCTATGAAGACTATGCTAATACAAAACTGGTTGTGTGCATTGAAAAGACCAACATATTTTCTTGAACTAGAAATGAGTTCAAGACAAATATATATGAGGTTCTTACAGATACAACTAGGCATGACTGAGCAAGAGATATTATCTTACTACAGAGATAAAAAGAATGGCCTACACAAAGACTTTGAGTGGCTAACCTTTGATACTAATAACTGTCATCCATTTGAAATAGAGAAAAGAATATCATCACTAGCACAAAAGCCTGAGATTGTAGTAGTAGATCATATGGGTTTGCTTAATACTAATCACAAAGATGCTAATATGAAAATGGAAGAAATATCAGAAGGTCTAAGAACATTAGCTATTAGACAGAATGTAGTAGTGATAACTGTTTCAGAAATTAGCAAGGGTGCTATTAGAGAAAATAGTGTAAATGATATTTCAGCATCAAGAGGTAGTTTTAGAATTGCATACTCTGCAAATAAAATACTATCATTGCATGCTGATAGAGATAGAATGGATGGTAATAGAATAAAAAGAATAAGAGTTAAGACTGTAGCTAACAGAGAAAAAGAACAATTAAATGTTAGTCTTAGGTTAGATGGTCTTAACATGATAAAGGAAGGATATTAATGTCAGAAAAGAAAAGAAGTTTTATAGATATAACAACTGATATAGTAATGGCTAAAGATGACTTTAGCCTTACAGACCAAGAGATTAAAGAAAAGCTAGCAGGTTTATATACTGAACTTTCTAGAAAAGAAGATGGTGTATATTGGTTCTATAAAAAGTTAGACAAAGATATTGAGCTTGCTAAAGAATATAAAGAAAAGATAGAAGAAGAAATAAAGAAAAGACAAACAGCTCAAAAGAATCTAAAAGAACTAGTAATAGAGGCAAATAATACTGTTGATAAAATGCCTAAATACTCTGATTTTAATCCAATAAAGATTATGGAATCAACATCTGTTAATATAGTAGATGAATCTATAATACCACAAGAATATTGGGTAGAACACAGAGTAGTAAAACTAGATAAGAAGAATCTACTCAAAGACCTAAAGAAAGGTAAGAAGATAGAAGGAGTAGAATTAAAGAAGAACCCTTATGTGAAAGGATTGAAGTAATGAAAGATATTAAAGACCCATTTGCACAAATAAAAAAAGTTCCATTGTTTGGAGACTCATTAAAGTCTTCAGCATATTCAATACAATTAAATGATCCATTAAATTATGATAAACCTTGGGATGAAGTTGGAATAGTTAGTAAAGATTATATGTTAGTAAATAATGAACAAATTACTGATATGGTAGAGAGTGTAATAAAACAATCAGATATAGACTTTGCTATAGATAAAACATTCTTTAACGGTAAACAGTTCATTAGATCATACAAAGCAATAGATGAAATAGATGCAGAAGTTAAAGTGGGAGATAATCTAGGTGTAGGTGTAATGGTTAATAATAGCTATGATGGCACAACATCTGGTAGGTTCTCTATCTTTGCATACAGGTTATTATGTAAGAATGGTATGATGTCTAAACAAGTATTTCAAAATTACAGGTTTAATCATACTAATAAACATGATAATTGGGCAGAAGAATTAGAAAAAGCTGGAGAAATTCTTCAACATGCTAAAACAAATGTTAAGCAATTTGCTACAACTTGTAGTAAGTTAACTACTGATTCAATTACAATAAATGATGTAGGTAATATTAGAAAAAACTATTTATCTAAACTACCTGTATCAACATTTGGGCAAATAGTAGATCAAATATACAATGATGAGTATTATCAGGATGATCAAGATATTACATCTTGGGATTTACTCAATGCTTGCACTCATGTTCTTTGGCATAAAGAAAAACAAACAGTAGCTGACTATAAGAATAATGATTATGTCACTACTGCTATGTTTAATTATAGCAAAGACAACTTAAATTAGTAGAATTAGGGGCTGGATATCCTCCTTGATTATTTATCGCACAAGCCACAACATCCAATCAAAAAATCCAGTCCCTATAATACTAGAAAGAGATTAAGTATTAGAAAAAGTACAGAGAAAAAAAGTAAACAACTAGGAATAAACTATGGAACAGCATCTAACAGATTAAAAAAGATGCTGTTTTTTAGTCTTGTTCAAAAGTTGGAACTTAATTATTGTTTAAGATGTGGAGAAAAGATAGAAAATTATAAAGAACTTTCTATTGATCATATAGAACCATGGCTAAATAAATCTAATGATTTGTTCTGGGATATAGATAATATAGCCTACTCTCATCTATCATGTAACTCAGCTAAACAAGCTACATCTATAAGTAATCATCCTAGTTATGTAGCATATAGTATGGGATGCAGATGTGATGCATGTAAGATGTGTAAGAAGATGTACATAAAGTACAATAAATGGAGAAAAGATTATGAAAATAGCTAAATGTATGATATGTAATGAAAATGTTTATATATTAAACTGTCATTATCAATGTCAAAATTGTGGTTATACCATGGATTGAGAAGAAGGCATTGATCAGGTTGATCAAAATGAAAGAGAAATAATAAATGTCGAAGTTTCCAGATAGAAAACTACAAAAGTCTAATAAAAAAAGAGATCTGTATAAAGATGGAGATACAACACATGAAAGAAGATTAAAGATAGCTAATAAAGCTGCAGGTAACTGCTGGTGGATAAAAGCATTTTTAATGATGTATCCCAATAAGATAAAGAAGCAATCCTAAGACATTGTGTTTTGGGGTTATAAATAAGGAGAAGCAAATGGCAGGAAGTAAATGGAAAGACCTAGGAACAGGTTGGTTGAATAGATGGAAGAAACATGATCCTAGTGTAAAGAATAGTCCATTCTTTAAAGGTACTGCAACAATAGAAGGTAAAGAAATGTTAATGACTGGCTGGATAAAGCAAGGAAAGTATGGTAAAGAAGATCAGTCAATATTCATAAGCTTTACTGAAGAAGTAAATAATCCATTAAAAAATGAA